AGACAATATCAGCATTCAAGCAATCCACTGTGCTGCTGACAACCACCATGGCCCTTTACCTGCGCAAGAAGAGAGAGGGTCATCAACCCGACAATGTGTTCGTGATGTGCGAGAAGACTCCAGAACAATTCAACTCATTCGTTCTGACCAAATGGGACTTTAGTCGACCGAACTACACATCAGACTACACCCAATACGATCAATCGCAAGATGCAGCCTTTCTAAATTTTGAGTTGAGGAAGGCGAGACACTTTGGCGTCCCGAATGAAGTAGTTGAGTTCTATGCTTTCATCAAGACGCATGCAAAGACTTTCCTAGGGAATCTAGCCATCATGAGACTGAGCGGGGAAGGGCCCACCTTTGACGCCAATACGGAATGTAACATAGCGTATGATGCCCTTAGATTCCAAGTAGACTCTACGGTGAATGCATGCTACGCCGGAGATGATTTGGTTAGAGACAAAGCATGTGAGGAGCGCCCAGGCTGGAAATACGCGGAACCCCTCTTCTCCCTGAAAGCCAAGCCTTTAGTGACCAATAAGCCTGACTTCTGCGGGTGGCGGCTCACTAAATTTGGTATCGTTAAGTCCCCGGTGCAGCTTTACCAATCTTTGCAACTTGCCCTCAGGCTCGGAAAAGTTGAGGAAGTCAAACGCAGCTATGCCATTGACTACCTGTTTGCATATCGGCTTGGAGACCAATTGTACGATGTCTTCGACGAGAACGAGATGGAAAAACACCAGCTGGTCACCAGAACCTTGATAAAGAAAGGTATGCAACCACCCAGCTCAGGGGATCACTTGCCCGTATTCCATGTGACCTCCGACCGACTCATCAGAGACCCCAAGGCCAAGCATGTTTCCACATACGAGTACGAGAGTACCAGTTTACCATTCAATATCGTTGAGGACCATTTCGCCTACAATCCGAGTCGAGCTGATAGGGACGATATGAACATGGCGCGAGATAGTCAAAGTCACGAAAACACCAACGCTTCTAACTTTCCACCTGCAAGAGAGCCGTTGCTTAGTGACCTCTTTCCCCAGCTCAGCTCCCTCTAACTAACAATTAAGTAGTTTAACACTAACTGAAAGCTTAGATAGTGAATGCTCACAGCTTAGATAGTAAATGCTTCAAGCTGACTTAATATTACGCTGTAAACACCTCTGACTGCTCAGATAGCGGACCTAGTTAAGTTGGCAATTATTTCGAAATGAAGACAGACCTGTTGATACAAACACTGATCAATCAACAATTTGAGCGAACTAGCGAGCCGTTGAGAGAACCCTTAGTAGTGCACGGTGTCCCTGGCTCCGGCAAATCCACTTTGATCAAGCAACTCATCAATTGTCGTTCGACTTTTGCGTGCACCTTAGGCGCGCCATACGGACGCAATCTCGCGAGACCCGGGGTTAACCATCCACAACCGACAGATAACCTTGAATCCTACGAAACCAGGATTCTTGACGAATATCAGCTTGGGTTAAACCACGACATTTCCCGCTTTAACGTCCTCGTGGGCGACCCGTTCCAAGGTACCTTGCATCTTAGAGCTCACTTCACTAAGAATCTATCTCACAGAGTCCCTAAAACCATCTGCGCTTATTTACGACTATTTGACTTTGAGATATTTGGGGAAAACCAAGGAACAATCTCTTTTCCCCCAGTTTATAGTGACCAACCATCAATTCCGTGCGGAAAAGTCATACACCTTGGCAACATCTCTCGGGACCTGACTCGCAGTCACAACATCTGTTCATTACCTCCCACAGCTGTGCAAGGACTAGAGTTTGAAGAAGTGACCTTGATATACCACTCGTCGGAACTGACCAAAAACCGAGAAGGCTTTTACATCGCTGCTACGCGAGCACTCCGGAGGCTGAACGTGATATCTGACAACCAACCACCAAGCTTTAATGAGCTTTGCCCCCCCGCCGGATCACTCTAAAGTATACCTCACATTAGCTGGTGGTGCTGCTCTAGGAATACTTGTCTACACGCTCAGATCAAA